AGTGCGTAGAAACTTTTTTACATCTTCGTAGTTATCAAACTCAGGAACATTCATTGGCTTTCTCCTTTTAGGTTATCTTCTATTATACCACACTCTTCCTCAAAGTCAAAGTCTATATCAGGAATAATATCTTTCTTTTTATTGGGTATAATCTTCTGTTGATATTGCTTTAATTCCAAAGACTTAGCAGAGGTACTGCGTCTCCTCGCTATACGGCGTTGTGTCTTCGTCATTAACATACTCCTTTAGTATTGTTAATACTTCCTCCGCTACATCAAAAGCATCGTTAAGTGTGAGGGTCTCATGGTTTTGGAAAGACATATACTCCCCTACCCTAAGACCCACACACCTAATGCTTTTGTCACGGTCCCAGATGATATCAAAGGTATCAAACTCAGACTGCCATGTGACAAAGTTAATCAATACTACCTTCCTTTTCGAACTCCAGTCTATCGTCAGTGAACAAGGTTAGCTTATGTTCCTCACCATCTTTGGTGAAGACTGATACACTAACAGTTTGGAACGTCTCATAATCATGACGGTTTACTTTAATGTCGCTTACTCTGTGGATATCCATGTTCATTTGCTTTCTCCTTAAAAGTCCCTTAGTTACGTCTTATAATAAAAACCTTCTGAGTTACGTCTTAATATTAATTATGCTGCCTCTATCAGAGTAACCCTGTAATCTGTCAAGAGCTTTCTGATAAAGTAATACTAAAGTATTCATTAATCTATACTCCAATGACTTACTCTTTTACTTCTCATATAGTTAAATATATATGAGTGAAGATCACCTGAACCTTCATTGTCCATCATCCAGTCAACGTAATCTTCTGCGTCAAAGTCAGATAGACCCATGTCAAGTGCTTCTTCAAACCAATTTTCTTTGGCTTGATCATTTAATAAATGGCTCATTGTTATCTCCTTTACCATAAAATTAAATTGTTAATTGATATTATCATTGATAGTATTATAGCAACGATACACGTAAAGATCAAGGTATAAAATAATTTATTTATCATTTCTCAACCTCTTGAATTAAAAAAGCTTTAGGATAATTTCTTGCAATGTCTTCCATGTCATGGCCCCAGTCTTCATAGATATGAACACCTCTACCATCACAGTCTTGGCATTCTAGTAGTCTAGCAGAGGGCCACGGACCTTGCTCTCTCATACCCATTTGGCAATCACAAAATTCTTTTATAATATAGTCTACCATTACTTACTCTCCTTTTTGATCGTCTCTTTTCTTTAACTCTTCATAAGCTTCTTCAAAACTTCTAGCTGTACCGTCCACGTTTACTCTCCTCTAGTTTATAAATACAGGCGTCATGGTATCGCCATCCTGTACTGTAGTCTTCCAGGCTATCACAAAATTTTGTACGCCATCCACCCGCATTGCCATTACAGCATAGCATCCACCATGCATGATCACCATCATAGTAGCTAGTGTTATAGAATTTACGATCAAAGTATCTTCTTAATTTACAATGCCAAGTATACCATAGGCTTTCTTTAATACACTTCATTGTCTTATGATATATTATTCTCATTGTTCCTGTTCCTTTAGTCAATTACAAAACCAGATTGATCATGCTTTGCCTTACCCTTGGCATATAATGCAACCACTACACCCTCTGGATCAAGGAAACGTAGATCATCTGCATCACCATTGATCACGGGACGACCTAAGAATGTAGCAGGTATCTTATCTTTATCTCTGAATACCACGGCCAGATTGGTGTTATAATTGTTGGCATATTCTACCACCTTGTCCCTGTACTCGCTGTTGGCCTCTGAATAGGACAAGGTAAGGTGATAGTTGGTAGGCCAATTCTTTTTAACACGATTATACACCTTACTATAATCATAGAATTGGATATCAGGATAATCTAGGATCACATCTTTCCAATTACGGTCAGATGTACCGTTAAGTCTGACAACTGGCTGTATATCACGCTTCTGGCAATACTTCTGGAATTTATCTAGATCAGTTCTTAATAGATCAAAGAATATTTCCGGTGTATCCCGTAGCATAACTGCCTTACGTATACGGGCATTTTGTACCGTGTTCATGGCACCCCGTCCCGCACTATTAAGACACCCTGGCTTGCACCCTGCTGTCTCTGCCATTGGGCAAAGATTGATAGCAGTTGAACAGTACAATTCATTTGTAAAGTCTAGCTTGATAAGCTTTGATCCATCCAGAACGTAGCCCAATGCTAGATCGGCAGGTGCTAGATACAGAATAGCAGTTAAGTATTCTGAACCATCACCCTTGACAGTCTTGGCATTGTTACCAACACCTATAAGTTTATAGTTTGACATGATAATCTTTCCTTCCAAATAATATTAAACCAAACTTTTTCTTGAAATGCGATGGTATATACATATTGATAGCCTGTTTTGATATCTGAATGTTGCGCCAGTATATTACCATCTTTCGTTATTGCAACCCACATTTCATTTCCTTTTCTAACTATCAAACCATTCTTCAAAAGTTTTTGGGTAGTCTTCATCTGTGTTCATAATGTAAATAGAATAACGGTCCCATAATCTTTCACTAACACTGTCTTTCACTTTTCTTAATTCAAAAGCTAAAAATCTACGGCGTTCTGCATTGGTTACAAACATGGTGTTATTTCCTTTATTATTCCTATCATTTAAATACTGAGCGAATAGACATAGCAATGAATTGACTGCCCGCTACTAGCGTAATCGGATCAAGCCAGCCTGTCACGTCCGCTATACTTTCCAGTGAAACATACACCGCTATTGTGCCAAGTATAGCGCAGATAATCGGCAATACTTTTTCTAATTTATACATGGTAGTTTTTCCTTTTCAGTTTCAGTTGTGGATATAAAAAGGGGGACTGTCGAAACAATCCCCTAATTTATATTCACAATTAGGCCGCCAGTTTGAATTCTGGGCTGTCAAGCAAAGCTTGAATCATAGCAAGCCTAACATCACGGGCCTTTTTATCGCCAGTGATCTTAGCACCCTTCTCGATTGCTTTTTCTTCAGCTTGTAAGGCCTTTGCAATGATCTTATCGAATTGAGCTTGGCTATCATAGTTGAATGTAGCCTGTTTTTCTTCCTGGTCTTCCCAATATGGCACGTCTAACTCTGGCATATTTATTTCGATGGGTTTCTTTTTATTGGTGCGAACCCAAAGGCCAGTTTCTTTTTCACGTTTAATCGTACCATTAAACACGGCCTTTACTTTCCGCTCAACTTGGCGAACCGAAATAATACCGCTTTTATAATTGGTAATGATTGCAAATAACTTGTTAATACCAGACCAGTCACCATGATCTAAAGCATGTAACGCTGTCATATTGATAGCATTGTCGGCATGTTGCGCTGATTTTTCGCCATGCTGTTTCAGATAGGCCAGGCTAGCATTTAGTTTTTTAAGATTAGACATAGATTTTCTCCTAAATTATGTACACCGGAATTGATGTACATAATGAGGGAGAAAATCCCTCTATAGGAGTTAGCGATAGCACGGGGCAGATTGGTTACTACCTCCACAGAAATACTCGCATTGGGCGAGCGTTATCTGCTTTATCCTCTTACCGCAACGACTAACAAGCGCCACACTTGCCAGTCTTAACCCATCCATAATACGCATGTTGTGCGGATGTCTTGAACGCTAGCCCTATGAGGTGACCTGTTACAGCCTAGCCCCGACGGGTTTACAATTCGCCACAGTTGGCGGGTTTATCGGGCTGTTGTTTTTCTTCCCAGTTTTGAGACGTAAAGCATAACAGCTTGCTAAGGTCTTGTTTCTTCGTTCACTCCACTTAGTTATCTTTCTGGCTTGTCCGGTCATTTCGTCTATTCGTTAGGGCTAGATTACGCTACTTTCATGTTTGCCCTTGAAGCTTTCTAAACCGTGAACTGTCCCGCCAAATAAATAACCTCGTTTTGTTTGCGATGGTTGTTTAAATAAATCAGCTAGAAAAAATATTCAACCCCTAAATTGAAAATAAATTGAATATTTTTTATAACTCATTGATAATAAACAAAACATTTTTTTAAATAAACCCTGGCTAGACCATGATTTAGCATAATCTAGCCAGGATATAGGTCTTAATGAACCTGCCAAAAATCGTCTATAATTTCGGGGTGTTCAATCACTAGTTCTGCTAGTCTTAACAACTCTTCATCATTAAGTTTGTTTGCTAGATCTTCAATCAAAACATCCCCAGATGTTTCGAAAGATATACGTATGGCCGTCGCCTTCAAGTTTTGCATCATATAAAATCCCTTTTCAGATGTTAAACCATAGGACGCAACCCAATATAAAATCTTACACTCTCATCATAAAAAAAATTATAATTCATCATGTACATATAAATAACATCATAAATAAACAACACTAATAAAATGTACAATAGGAATAAAACACAGGCTAGCCAATACCTTATGAGACATAAACAACACTTTTAATATGTGGAATAGCTGCATAATACAAGCGAGAGTGATGAAATAACTAGTCTCACACAAGAATTATGTAGAATGTAAGGTATTCCCCACAAGAATTATGTAGAATATAGAGATTTTACATATATACCCCGTACAAAAAAAATGCATGTGTGTTATATATATAATATACCACTCTCACATACTAACAAAAATACTAGGGTCTATCATCTATGATCATAGGTGTGATAAAAATAACACATCTGGGACACTAATTAGTTATCTCTTAGTTTATTTTTATATTATTTTATATATTACTATTGTAGAACTAATTAAAAAGTGTTATAATAGTACTATGGAGAATTTAAATAGTAACTACATTGAGTCCTACATTAACCTTGAGGCCTTGTTGTCTCAACAAATAGAATTACAATGTAATGAAGACTTTCTTTCCTTTGTGCGTTTAGTAGCACCTACTATTGTGTCTGACTTCAAGATGGGAAGACATATAGAAATAATATCAGACAAACTACAACAAGTAGAAAATGGTGAAATAAAAAGACTGATGGTCTTCCTACCACCACGTTCATCAAAGTCTGTTGTCTGTTCTAAACTCTTTCCTGCATGGTACATAGGTAGAAATCCCAAACACGAACTATTAACTATATCACATAGTGATCAACTAGCTAGTGACTTTGGTAGATCAGTTAGAGATATTGTTAATATGGAAATGTTTCAAAAGGTATTTCGTGGTGTGGCACTTCGTAGTGATGTACGAGCAGCAGGTAAATGGAAGACAAACCATGAAGGAACATACTATGCGGCTGGTGTTAGATCACAGATAGCAGGACGAGGAGCGCATGTAGCAATCCTAGATGATGCGATGTCTGAAGAAGATGCGATCTCTAGTGCGGGTAGAAGATTTATCAAGGAGTGGTATCCTGCTGGTCTACGTACACGTATTATGCCAGATGGAGCTATTGTGATAATCAATACCAGATATCACTATGATGATCTGTGTGGCTGGCTCTTAAAGCAACAAGAGAATATGCCAGACTATGAAACATTGCCCTGGGATGTTGTTAAGATACCTGCATGGCTTGATGATGATGCAGCAGAGCTATTGGACCTACCTGTAGGGTCTAGCTATTTTCCTGAGTGGAAACCAGATCATGTCTTGAAGGTAGACGAGAATGAGATCAAGGCATCCAACGGTAGCCGCTACTGGAACGCTCTTTACATGCAAGACCCCACGCCTGAAGAGGGTGGCCTCATAAAAAAGAAATGGCTACAGAACTGGGAGTATGACGAACCACCCTCCTGTGACTTTGTAATACAAACATTTGATACAGCCTTCTCTACATCTAACACAGCAGACTACAGTGTTATACAGACATGGGGTATCTTTCACCTATA